TCATTTCACGGGCGCGTGTACGACACGTGCGCAAAATACGGCTGGACCGCACTTATCGGGCGCGCGGAGGACTTTTTCACGGTGCGCGGAGCAGATGGAAAACCGATCCGCCGGTATTACTCGGCACCGGATCGTGTGGTGGCACCGACGACGCGAGACGCTGCCGGGAAACGGGTGTTTGTCACGTTCTTTTACTGGGCCAGCGATCCGATTAAGGACGTGCTGGCAAACCTCCGAAACACGGGCTCGCCGGTGTGGGAGTTTCCGCAAGACGCGCCGCCTGAGTACGTGCGGCATCTTAACTCTGAGCGAAAACGATCGACGGTGGACAAACGCACCAAAAAGACCAGGCTGCGCTGGACCGCTACGGGCAGGCCAAACCACATGTGGGACGCCGAGGCCATGAACGTGCTGGCGGCGCAGATTCTGGGAATCTTGCCGGACATGGTATCCACTGCGCCAGAGGTTGACGAACCGGCGGCGACAGAGTAGGGTGCAGCCTCAACACTAACCAAAAGACAGTGGGACGTCGTTTGGTGCGGAAAATCAGAGCCCGGCCCGCGAGTGCGGTGTCCGGGTTTTTTCTTGTCCTGACGCTGTAGGTAGATGGCTCCCGACCAACGACTCCTGCTTCAAGTGTTCCTGACTCGGGACGTGGCCGAACTGCGCGCCATCATCGCCAGCAAGTTTGATTTGGTGACGGCTGGCAAAAGCACGCTGGTCTCCTCCAGCATCGACGGCGCCGCTTTCCAGTTTAACGTGGGCGGGACGCTTAGTCCGTTAGATGTCATCATGTTAGCGCAGCAAGCGCTCAATTACAAAGCAGCAGGCATCAACACGCCAGTCCGCCGCACCCAGGCGTTTTTCGTATGAGCCTTTTCGACAAATTCAAGAAAATGGTCGGGCTCGGTGCTCCGAAAGTTGGAGCGAACTACAACGCCTACAGGCGGCAACGGCTGATCGAAGGCGGCGTGTGGGGAGAACCGTACTGGCGCAACCATACCCAAAGCATCAGCCGTGAGCTGACGGTGGGAGAATGGCGCACGGTGAACAGTGCGGCGCGCAAACTTTATTGGAACGTGGGGATGGTCAACGCGGCCATCGACCAGAAGTCCATGCTATCCGTGGGGATGGCCATGCGGCCTATTTTCACCGGCGCCGACCGCGAGTGGGGCAAAGTGGCCGAGTCGGTCCTGTTAGACTGGATGCAGATCGCCTATCTCGACGGTAAGTCATGGTGGGAAGGGCTGCGTCTCGAGTCCACCGCGATTGACCGCGAGGGCGACCTGCTTACGATCCTGACCACAACGGCCAACGGATACCCGCAACTGCAACAGGTTCCCTGGCATCAGATCGGCAGCCGCGGGGACGACGGAGTGCTGACCGAGGGACGTTACCGCGGGCTCCGAATTTACAACGGCGTTATCCTGTCCAAAACCAACCGCGCTATCGCGTACCGCGTACTCGGTGAAGCGCAGGACGGCAGCGAGGACAGGGACGTGCCGGTACAGTCGGCCATGCTGACAATGGACCCGCGCGAGGTGGATCAAGTGCGCGGGATCAGTGCGTTTGCTCCTGCCATCCGCGACCTTTTGAGCCTTAAAGACCTGGGCGACGACATCCAAGCGGCGTCCCGCATGGCGGCAAAGATCGGGCTGCTTGTCACCAACCAACAAGGCATGGCTGACCCCGGGGAGGCTTACAACGCGCTTACCGAAACGGCGCTCCCCAATTGCAATCCTGGGCTCCGCCTCACGCCGATGGCAGGCGGGCGCATTGAATACCTGACCGCGGGCGCCGGGGAGTCCATTCAGCAGTTGGACGCGAAAATCCCGACAGAAGCGCAAGACCGGCTGCAAGAGCGACTTATCCGCAACGCTCTGCTTGCGGCACAATGGCCGCCAGAGTTCGGCTGGGACATGAGCAAACTAGGTGGTGCCAGTGCCAGGATCATCCTTGAGCAGGTCAACCGCGTCACGTCTGAGCGTCACGCCTACCTGTCTGCATTCTGCAAGCGCAGGTGTGCGTTTGCCGTGGCTCGGTTTGTGGAGTTGGGAATCCTCCCGCCTTACACTGGGCCAGACGCTAATCGCGGCGGAGCGTATCAGTTCCGCTTCACGGAACCCGCAAGACTGACTGCCGATTCTGGGTATGCCAACCGCGACGCCATCGAAGCCTACCGCGCGGGGATGCGCAGCATGACCGACATCCTCGCGAGCGGCAGCAAAACGCTCGAGGAGCACCTTGATGAAGTTGAACGCGAGGAACTGGAGATTAAGCGGCGCGTCGAACGCTCGGGGCTGACTCGCGACGTATTCGGGCTCCTGACACCCAACGGCAATCCTGCCACAACCGCACCGACCGAATGAAATTTCAACGCGTCATCGAACAGGTTTTCTATCGTCCCTGGCTCATTACTCCCGGCGGGTACGCGGCAGTCCGCAAATTGGTGGAGGGACGAATCCTGCGCGCCAACAGCGAAGGCTACGAAATGCTCGACGGCATGACCTCCAAACGCGAGGAGATGGAAATTGACGGCCAAGGCATTGCGCACATTTGCATCGAAGGCACGCTTGCCAAGGGAATTAGCCCGATTGAGGCGTGTTGCGGAGCGTGGGACTACGAATGGATCGCAGAAGACCTCGAGGACGCAATCGAGGCGAACGTGCGCGGGATCATGCTGGAAATTAACTCACCCGGCGGGAACTGCACTGGGTGTTCCGAGGTGGTCGATTTGATCCAATCGCTCAAGGTTCCGATCGTGGCTTATTCGGACGACACGGCGTGCAGTGCCGCGTACAATATCGCGGTAAGCTGCGACAAGGTGTACGGTTCCATCGGCTCAACATGGGGCTCCATCGGCACAATCATTCCCTGGCTCGACCAGTCCGCAGCCTATGCCGAACAGGGCTTGAGCTGGGAGCCGATTACGTCGGGGCCGCTTAAAGGCGCTGGCATGGGGCCATCGCTGACACCCGCACAGCGCGCCAGCCTGCAGCAGCTCGTCGACGACAGCTTCGCGCAGTTTCGCGACAACGTACTGCGCAACCGGATGGTGGCCGATGAGTACATGACCGGCGCTGCTTATCTGGCACCGCGAGCCAAGGCGGGAAACCTCATTGATGGAATCGGTACGGAAGAGCTTGCATACGGAGAGCTCTTGCGTATGCTGCCCGCGTAGGTACTCATTGTTGTTTGTCTCCAACCCCGTCGGGTGTCTCTTCCCGGCGGGGTTTTTCTTGTCCCGGTGCCTTAGGGCATATGGATCATCCATCGACCCTGACCGACGCGCTGGCCGCGTTGTCTGCCGCACAGGCTGACCTCGCCGCGCTAAACGCGCTGACCGCCGAGCACTCGGCAGTTGTCGCACAATTTGATGCGCTCAAGGCACGTTCAGCGGAACTCTCCGCAGCTCTTGACCTTGCCAACGCCAATAACCGCGACCTAGCCGCTGCGCTGGATGCCGCTAAGGCAGCCGAAGCTGATGCAGCCGCAAAGGCCAACGCGATTGTCGCCAACCTTGGCGTCCCGCCCGTGGCGATCCAGCCGGAAACGGCGACCGCGCCAAAGTCTCGCGATGAGCTTTGGGCGCACTACCACTCTTTGGGCTTCGTTGAACGCAATGCGTTTTTCGCAGCGAACAAAGACAAAATGAAGCTCTAACCTCACAAACAAACCTCTCACACACACTGACATATGGCATTATCCGGCAATTTCCTCGCGCAAATTTCACAGCAGAGTTTGGCGTTTTTGGCCAACGCTTTTGCGCCACTGCGTGGCATCACGACAGATTTCTCTACGGACGTTGCGTCCGCTGGGCAGTCTGTGACGACCCGGTTTGCAACCGTACCAAGCGTCGTCAACATTTCCAGCGTCGGCTACGCTCCAGTCGCTGGCGAAACCACTGCCAGAACAATCACGCTTGATCAGCATCAGGGCGTCACGCTCGGTTTTAGCGACATTGACGTTTTGCAATCGTCCATCAACTTTGAACGCCTTTTCCTCGCACCTATGGTGCAGGCACTTGGCGCCAAAGTGTTTGGTGATCTTTGGAATCTGGTGACGGCTGCCAATTTTACGCAGACCGCGCTTTCCCAAAGCGCCGCCAACTTTGACCGCTCTGACGTGATCGACCTGGCGCAGCAGTTGACCAGCTCGGCTAGGGCTCCCAAGTTTGGCCGCGCAATCATTCTCAATCCCGCCTACTACGGCTCGGTTCTGAAGACCTTCATTAGTGCTGAAATTCCGACCATCACCGAGTTCAAGGCCAACAACACGGTGCCCCGTGTGAGTGGCTTTGAAGTTTACGAGTCTGACTTGTGCGATGCGAACGGCGAAAACCTCGCCGGGTTTGCGATGCACAGCTCCGCGCTTATCATGGCTGCCCGCCGCGTCAACCCTGAGGCTGCGCTGCAGGATTCCATCGAAATTGCCGAGGTGATCGTGCCAGACCTCGGGTTGCCGGTGACCTTTCGTCGCTACTATGACCGTGCGCTGGGCCAGACCTGCATCAACGTGTCCGTCATCTACGGTGTCGCCAAAGGCACCAACATGGGCGTCCGCATCGTCACTCCCTAACGATTGACCCTCCAAAGAGCCGGGGCTTCCTTCACGGGAGGCTCCGGCTTTTCCCCGAATATCCCACATGAAAATCTCGCTCGTTCTTGAAGACGTTGGCGCAGGCCCGCAGATCATTTTCTCGACTGGCTCGCCCGATGAAGCGCGAAAGTTTTACAAGGCGCACAACAACCCTGGGCGCGTCTATTTAGTGTGTAACCCCACGCCGGAAGGCTCGAAGCTCAACAAGGTTACGCCAGAGCTGCCAAAGCCTGTTTCTCGGCGCAAGGCTGAACCAGTCGCATCCACGCTGATCTGATGAGCGAGTGGACCGCAATTACCGAAGCCGCCATGAGCCAGGCACTGGACTACATGCAGGCAGACTCCGTGACTTACAACGGCGTCACGGTGTTTTCGGTTGCGAGCGAGAAGACCAGTGACATCCTCGCCGCTGGCGGATTCGAGCAACATTTTGCCGGATTTGTGCGACTGCTGAAAGCTGGGTTTCCCGAGCCGGTAAAAGGCGCAAAGCTAACGGTGAATGGCACCGAGCGGCGCATTACCAGTTGGGACGAAGACCCCATCAGCTGGAAAATCTATTTGGAGGACGTGACGCGATGACCGACGGACTCATTGCCGCCGCAATCCAAGCCGCGCTCTCAACGGCATTACCCGGCGTTTATGTGGGCGAACCACAAGACGACCAGCCGATCCCGGCGCAAGCGGTGCTCATGGAACTGCAATCGGACATCATTGTCGGCAGTCCATTGCAACGCGGCACGCTGACCCTTAACGCGGTGAGCCAGGCAGATGACTACAGCCGCGCGGATCACGCAGAATTTACGGCAGCCGTGGACGCTGCAATGCGGACGCTGACCATCGACTCGGAAGCCGTGCAACTCTACGGGGTGGTGGCACAG